GAGGTGATGTCAGGTGCGACAAAGAAATACCCGTCAGCACTACCACTAACGGCAGCAACCTGGACATAATTACATTCAACAGCAACTCCTGAAGAATCGTGAAGAGTTACTTCAGTAGCGCCTGTACCAGTTAAGGTTACTAATTTAGTGTATGGTGTATATGCTTCTCTCATTCCTCATCTCCCATATCAGGACCTGATACTAGATCCTCTACATCTTTGAAAGCTTTCATAAGCTCTTTAGCAGTCATACCTTGAGCAACCTCTTCTTCTGATTCAGGCTCCTCAACTTCAGCTTCAGCCTCAACTTCTTCAACCTCTTCTTCAGGCTCGATTACAGCTTCTTTCTCTAAGATAAGCTCATTGAGAATCGTTTTAACAATGTCATCATCCTCTGATAAAGACTCATTTAGTGAAAAGGTTGAAACAATAGGAGAGTCAGAGTAAAGATCTTCATAACCAGAGTTGTTAAAGATGTACTTAAGAGCCTCATTTATATCAACTGCCTCAACACCATTTTTAGCTTTTACAAGATTGGACATTTCAACCAAAGTAGCGCGTACTGCACTTCCTCTAGGAGCAACCTTAGCTAAAGATTCAAAAATTAGCGACTGGGTGTTAAGGAGTGTTTTAAATGTAGGAGTCTCCTTTAAATTGTTAATATTGATACCGTACTTCTCCTGAAGGAGGTTACTAACCAAAGCCTTAAGAGGTTTTTTCATCTCAAAAAGTCTACTAACAAAATCCTTTAGTTCAGACTTTGAGAAAGAAGAATCTTCATGAATGGCATTTAGGTTATTCTGTATAGTGTTAGATAACTGCTTCTTTGAAATCAAAGCAAGATAAGGGATATTAACAAAAGCTTCAGTTAGAGCTAACCCAACCTCCTCATCATCATCAGAGTATATCTTGCTGGCTAGGTTTGAAACACAAGGCTCAGTAACCCACACAGAATCAAAGGATTTCTTAGATTCAAGGATCTCCTTCTTAAGAAGCTCCTGCTTACAGACCATCTCGTAGATGTCTCTGTTGAAATCCTTGTTAACTTTGAAAGATCCCTCCTCTTGTAACTTATCTATCGACATGCGAGGAGTTTTGAATGCTGTAGAGACTGTTTCAGAAAGCTTTATAGCGTTTACGATTTCAGGAACGCTCTTAATAACCTCTGAGTTATCTGATAAAAATTTAGAGATGTTTTCTGACATCTCTAAGAATCTTTCAAACTCATCTGTTTTAACAATATTGAATGTATTGTTAAATTGCTCTGATTGCTCTCTGAGCTTATCAACTGTTTTATTGAATTTAACTCTAGAACCCCAAGATTCTAAAAGAGCATCAAAGTGATCGCTTGCGTGGACTAAGTTATCGGAGTACATGCTGTCTATAAAAGAAGAAATTTGATTCTTGGTTACTGAATCAAATTTCTCATCTTCAACAAAGACATCCCCTGACTCTACGACAATATCGTCTAGGATAATATCATCATTAAGATAATAAGATCCCTCAATGATGTTATTGCTCTCGGTTACAAAAGTAACTTTATTTTTTAGATCGTCTATCGAAAATAAAGCAACATTTTCGCGCAAAGAGTGACCTAAACTATCAGCAAGAAGGTTTAAGTCGAGAATTTTTCTATTTCTCTCTTCAAAGAATTTTTTCATAGCTATAAAGTGTGAATTCTCTATTTATATAGGTTTATTTTAAGCGTATTTTTTAAATTTAGACTTTATTTTTCAATATTCGGTCTATCGCTTTGTATTTTGGAGACTTAACGCCTTCCTCAAGTAAGTATTTTTGCTTAAGCTTCACCAGAGGGTCAATTTCCTCTTTTTTTGCTGTTGGTTTCGGCTTTGGTTGTGATTTATTCACCTGAATGTCGTTTTTAGCTTGATTATCAGCTACGGCCATGTCCATAGCAGCTTGATTTTGCGATACGGCCATGTCAGTTTCTCCTTGAGCGGCTACTTGATCAGCTTGACCAGCAGTTTGGGCCTGTGCCTGCATGGCAGCCTGCTCTGCCTCCTTCTGAGCCATCTTATCTTGCTCTTTTTGAAGCTCTTCTTTCAACATTTCGATCTCAGTATCGGTCATGTCGTAGAATTCTTTGTAAATATGGTCTGTTGGGAACAATCCAGTGCCTACAACAGCCTGAACAACCCTTGCTTTCGCCTCATCAATCTCTAATTTTCTCTTAATGAAAACATCTGAGGGGTCTGGAAGCTCAATTTCAATGTTTTTTATAACAGATTTTGGTTGTCCTATGAGTTCTAAATGCTTTTTAGCTACAGAGGCCAATCCTTTAGACACACAATCCTGTATTCTTTGGATGACGCGAGCAAATTTAACATCAAGTTGGCTCAAGTTAGCCTTTCTTTCAGGTGATTTGTCGTACTCAACGATGTAATCCTTGGGAATTTTAAGGGTCGCAAGGAGTTTGTCACGGAAATACTTAACATCATCAACCTCTCCAAGGTTTTGAGCACCTGGAAGAGTGTCAATCTTTGTTCCTTGGTTGCCTCTAACAGGAACAAAGAAGTCTTCGTCCACAGCAAGAGGGTTGTAACGAGCATCAACCTTACCTTGGTTGTGGAACTTCTCCTTCTTGAAGCGAGTTTTCATAGTCTCAAGGAAAGCTTCAGCCTTAGAAGCAGGAAGATTACCTACATCGACATAGAAAATGCGTCTTTCAGGTGCGCGAGACAATCTGTAGACAAGCATCGCATCTTCCATAAGCTTGAGTGAGCGATAAACTCTAATAGCGCCTGCCATTATGGACTTGCCATAAGGATAATACTTAGGATCAGAGGTATGTAAACGGAAGTGAACAATCTGATTCTTATCTAATTCAATGTAAGCAGACTGCTGAGTATGCCAATCACCCGCGTTAGTTCCCTTTTGAGGTATTTCTTGAATAAATGTTTTTAAGTATCCAAACTTATCCTCAATTCTCATGATGTAATATGGGTTGAGGATCTTTATCTTATGAATACCGGATTTCATATTCGCAGCGTTAGCTACGAGTTCAATAAAGGTATCACCGTATTTACAAGTTCCACGAACTATATCCCAGTAATACCTATCCAGATCAATACGGCTAAAAAGCTTCTCTACTTCTTCTATAGCCTGCTTACTTTCAGATACAACCTTCCAACGCTTGTTTCTAATATCTTTCTGTGTGGAGTCGTCAGCGTAAATATCGAGAGCAGCAGTAATCTCAGGATAATCATCCATCTTCTCATACTCATCATACCTACGCTTACGGTTAAGCTCCGCTTCTGGTAAAAAGGGAAGACCTCTAGTATAATTCCATAAAGGCTCGGCAATGCTACCCATAGCATTGTTGTTAATTATAAGATCACCCTCTATTCCTCTAGGATCTCCTGATCTAGCAATCTTCTCCTGAGCCTTTGTTGCAAAGAACCTAGCAAACAGTTTGGACATATATCCTGTAGTGTACATAGACTGTACACTACCATCACCTACAGGAGTCCATGTAGTATGTCCTGGACCAGCGTTCTCGTTTATTTGATTAACCATGTGATGTCCTCGTTAATGTGACCCGTCGATGTCATGATCTTTTGAGATTTTAATGGCATGGGAGGTTTACGCTCCTTAGCAGGATTAAATTTAACTATCTCAGGGTTCTCTTCTCGGTATCGTCTTCCACCATAAATAGATAGTGCTAAACTCATCACAAGGTCATCATTTTGTCCAGTATCTGCTTTAACTTTGCCGTTATCACTGATAATGAAGGTGTTAAGCTCCATAACGGTTCTCTTGGAATTAATTTTAACTTCGTTCATGCGAATCGCTTCTTCCATCTCGACTAGAATAGTGTCACGATTCTTAGCTGTTACCTGTAACCCCATTTGCTGCTTCTCGTCAAACCAGACATTCTCATACTCAAGCTGATCGAATAAGTAATCAAGTAAATTGTTACCTATCGTGTTTCGCTCAACGAGAACCGGACATAAATTATAATAGTTCCCTTCATCGAAGCAAATACGAGCAAACTCGTTTATAGGTGTGGTGTTAGAGTAAAACTCAGCAACCTGCTCACCTGAATAAAGATCAATAATTTGAAAAGCAGAATAATCACGCCCACGCCCCAACGCAACATCGACCGCCATAAAGTAAGTCGAGTTAGGGTCTGGGTCTTTCCAGACATACATTCGGTTGTTGTACTTTCGATAAAAGTCTTCACTTATATTCTCCGTCAGTGCTTGCAGAATCATACCCTCAATAAAGGTATCACCTGTACCAAGGAACTCACACTCGTATTCCTGTAACCATTTCTTGTGGCTGATGTTAGCGCGTGTGGTAGGTTCCCATTCATCAATGTTCATAGGAGGGTCACGCTTCTCCATCTCCTCGTACAGCCACTCAAAGCCTTCTACACGCGCATATTCAGGATGGTCCTGCCATCCTATCTGGATTGGGTTAAATGCGTTAGCGCCCGTTACAGCGCGTTCCCAGGTATCGTAGTACCAGTTACCAATACCATTAACAGTGGATAGAACAAATGCTCGTCCACCAGTCGAAATAATCGGATACACTGCCGCCCAAATCGTATCAATGTGCTCAATGAAGGCAGCCTCGTCAATGATAAGTAGAGAACCAGATAGACCACGACCAGACTGCTTACCAGACGGACGAGATTTAATGTGAGAGTTGTTCTCAAGCTTAAGGTTGTGTGCGTTAATAGTCGTAGACTTTGGTTTGATCCATTCAGGTAACTCATCATACATAATCTTGATACGATCAAGAACCTCTGTAGATTCTGTATCACCTACAGAGAGGATAACTATTGTCTGGTGAGATCTGAAGCAACACAACCAGAGTGAGTAAGCAGCGGCGATGGTAGTACATCCAGCCTGCCTGAACTTACGAAGTATGTTGAACCTGTTTCCTTCTAGAGCATTTATGATCACTTTCTGGAAGGGGTACAAATTAAAATCAACTAGTCCTCGAACTGGGTGGACAACCTTGATATAATTACTTATAAAGTATATTGGGTCTTCTTTACACTTAGTATACTCTTTCTTGTAATCTTCTTTTGTTTGTAATCTCATGAATATTTACGCATTTATTTGTACACGGAGTAAAGACCTTAACGACACTACTAAAGAACTGTCTTCTTACTTATCTAGGGCTAATATAAAGACTAAGTTCTTAGTTGGTCAGAAGTCTATATTCAGTGGTTATTCCAAAGCTTTTAAAAAATTTGATATTAAGGATGAGGACATAGTTATCATGTGTCATGATGATATTCAAATCCTTACTGACCCAGAGGTCTTCAAAAATATTATAGTTAAAACATGTTATAAGTTCCAGACAGGATTTATAGGTGTAGCTGGGACTACTGAACTTAAAGAAGATGCTGTATGGTGGAATCGTGATGCTTGGATAGCTGGTAAACTTCGAGGGCATGTTTATCATGGAACAGATATAACCACAGCGGACAGCACCTACTATGGAGCACCTAACACTGAACAAGTAGTATGCATGGATGGCCTGTTTCTTGCAGCAAAAGGCAGTGTCCTTAAACAAGTAGGTTTAGACAAGCCAGAATACTTTGAAGGAGATTGGGACTTCTATGACATTCATTACACAGTCACAGCACACAAGAAGAAGTACAAGAACTATGTCGTTCCAATCTCTATTCTACATAACTCTAAAGGAGAGCTTGTAGGAAGAGATAGCTGGCATAAGAACAGAAAAGCTTTTATAGAAAAAACTAGTCTTCCCCTATCCTGTTAGGACGCTTTAATCTAGCAGTGACTCTCTTAGCTATAGGGCTTTGACCTTTCTTAATAGCATCTCTACAAGCCCTTTGTATTCTTGTGAGAAATCTCTCATCCAACTTTTTCATATAATTATATAGCATGGAAGAAGAAACAAAGAACCTAAAAAGACAGCTACAGTCGTGTTACAAAAAATACGAGAATATGAAGCTGCGTTTCCTAGAATCTGAGAAGTCTAAGCTATCTTATAAAATAAGAAAAAGAACTGATAGGTTTTGGTCTGTAGTTGCTGTATTCCTTACATCATCTGAGTCAGGAACTTCACTAATACAGAAGTTAGTAATGTTCTTTAAAACAATGTGGTCATGGGCTAAAAGTGGATTCAAACTAGAAGACGAGCAAGACGCTCAAGCAAAATTTGAAATATGTAAAGCTTGCCCTTACCTAACAGAAACCGACCAGTGTGATATCTGCGGATGCTTTATGAAGAAGAAGGTTTTTGTTTCGGGAGCTTCTTGCCCTTTGAACAAGTGGTAGTTACCCAACGCTTACTAGCTTTGAGGTTCTCCCAATAAACTCTGACCTTATGTATCTTGGCCTTGCGCCAATAGTTAGAGTCTTTGTTCCTATAACTCATCGAGGTCTTGGCCTAGGCTTTGGTCTAGGTCTTCTTATTGGACTTGCAGGAGGACGACCGCCTCTCGTTTTACATCCTCACCCATAAGCTCTAGGAACTTGTCTCATGTTTTTCGTGGTTTTGGTGGATTGTCGATGTCACCGTGCTCTGCTCTATTCATGTCGGAGTAGTATTTTCTCTGTGCTTCGGGAGACATGTCTATATCTGTTACGGAGCGCCTTTTTCGTCTTTGTGCCGTTGTTCTAGTTCTTGTAGATCCCACACCCTGAACACCTTGTCTTGTTCTTGAGGACCCAACTCCAGTTTCTAAAACCAAAGCTTTTAATCTTTCTTTCCAATCCATTTTAGTTTCCTCTTAGTATTATATCAAGCTGAGACTAGAGATACTTTGAAGTTAGGGAATATAGCATTAACTCTATTAGCTGCTGCAAATACTATTTCGTTTTCAGTTATGCTAGAGTTACCATCATACTCACCTGAACCAAGATCCATGTAGAAGCTAGTCACTAGGGTTCCTGTGGTGCTTGTAAGGTCGTCTAGTATAGCACCAGTCCTAGCATCCTTTCTAACTAGTCTTCTAATATATCCATGAGCACTAGTTGAAATCTCAGCACCTAGCCCTATCTCTGTTCCAGCAGTATCGCTTCTGTAAAGTTCGTGGTTATATCTTAAAGAACCTCCAAAAGTAGCATCGTACTCTACCTCTCTTGAGACTTGAGCAAATACCGAAATCTTAAGCCTATTGTTTAACACGACAGGTGGAGAACCAGTAGCCGATGTAGTAGTGTTATAAATGTTTTGACGAATTGCATAAATCGTCATTGTTTGGTCGTGAATGAACCAATCACCTGTGGCTGAACCTCCAGTAGATGAGAAGGCGTTGTCAATGTTTCCAGGGTTAGTGTAATCTCCTGATAATGAAATAGGCATAGTAGTGCTCCTTTATTTTATATAGAATGTGTTCAAGAAAATTTATATTTAATATGATGTAATTTACATCTAGCTGTAGAAACCATTCCCTCCGAAGGAGTTGCATTTTGGTTCAGGGAATAGTGAACTTAAGAAATCAAACATGCTTCTATCACAACTTCTTCCAACTTCCTCGTAGGTTATTGAACGGATGTGTGAATCTGTGTCGTCTGGATATGTATGGGTGATACCGTTTGGAGTACCTATAATACAATCCTGTATTTTGCGTAATGCTTCATCTTCGGTTCCTAAAACACCCCACCCACGACTTCCACCCCCGTTGGATCCAAGAATAAAAGGAGGAATGGTTATAGGAGGGGTATCCCCCTCATCTTGTATAGGTATCCTAACTCTTACACCAGGACCTGTTGCATCTAGAACTGCTGGGGGAGTTGATGGATCATCTCCTTTGTAAAGTTCACCTGTGGATGCATTTTGAGTTATATTAAAGATAATGTGACCTGTTACTTCTGACCAACCCGTATCTCCTCGCTCCCATTTCTCAGCAAACTCCGAGTCCTTGCAAGGACAATCACAGTCTTGAACGGGATATGTTATTGAAAATTCTGTTTCTGTAGTATTTCTATCAACCTCTCGTCCGTCCTCCAGCGTCCATTTTATTTCTTGTAGACCTGAATCTTCATAGTGATTGCCTCCGTAAATAGAAGCCTGATCACATACGCATACGCATCGTTTGCTCTGTAGTATGTCTACTTGTATTATGTTATAATTAGAACCTTGGTAGGTGCGTTCGCCTTTGGAGGTTGCAACAGTAAACCGTTGTTGTAAAAACCCCTTACATTGATGATCTATTGAATATATAATACCCTCATTGGAATTCGTACAACAATGCCCCTCTTCACCTTCAAAAGCATTTTCTAAATCATCCTCATTAAATCCTGGATTTACTAATGTTGTCCCGTGGTAACTCATATTCTTATAATGAAATAGGCATAGTAGTGGTCCTTTATTGTATATAGATTCTCTACTTAACAAGTGAATCATTAAATTTATCTATAATTGAACCCCGATCATCCCCAAGAATATCATCTCTCAAATCTTTATCATCAAGATGGTTTGAGTTAAAGTTTTTAACTGACTCATTGAACTTACTAGAACTTAATGATTGTGCAGCACGAACAAGTCGGCAGAACTTATCTCTAGGGAAAGGTTGTACCATATTATTCATTAAGGATTCTAACTGACATCCGTTTAAATGAGATAATGCATCTTTAATATATGTAAACACACTAGCAATGTTGACTACCGCATCGGTAATAGGAGTTGAAACTCCGTCTGCAAAAAAATCTATAAGTGATCCAACCGTTGAACAGAAATCAGACAACCCTTCATAGCCTCCTTCTTCAGCAGCACTAGCCATTTCACCTAGAAACAAAGCACCAACAGCAGGGTAGTTCTGTGTTGTTAAAACTCCGATTACAGTTTCTATTTTTC